TCAAAGGTTATCGACAAGACGCCTGACCGCAAGTTCGAGATCATCCACTGTGTCCGACCGAGGGTCGAGGTGGACAAGGCTCGCAAGGACGCCAAGGGCAAGACCTATGCGTCATACTACGTATCGGTTGAAGGTAACTCGATGCTCAGTGAAGGCGGATACGACAAGTTCCCCTTCATGGTGTCACGCTATGTGACCGGGCCTGGCGAGCTATACGGCCGAAGCCCGGCTATGTTGGCGCTGCCGGCTATCAAGGTTCTCAACGAGCAGAAGAAGACAATGCTGACGCAGGGGCACCGCGCAGTCGCGCCCGTGCTGCTGACGCACGACGACGGCGTTCTGGACACGGTGAGTATGAAGCCGGGCGCCATGAACCCTGGCGGGGTTAACGCCGACGGCCGCGCGATGGTTCACGCGCTGCCAGTGGGCAACCTGTCGGCCGGTCAGGAACTGATGGATATGGAGCGTCAGGTCATCAACGACGCCTTCCTCGTCTCGCTGTTTCAGATTTTGGTTGAGACACCCGCTATGACCGCGACCGAGGTGTTGGAACGCGCCCGTGAGAAGGGCGCGCTGCTGTCGCCGACTATGGGCCGTCAGCAGTCAGAGATGTTGGGGCCGATGATCGAGCGCGAGGTTGACGTGCTGCTGAAGCAGGGGCTCCTGCCGCCGATGACACCACTGATGATCGAGGCGCAGGGCGAGTTTGATATTGAGTATGACAGCCCGCTATCCCGCGCGCAGCGCTCCGAGGAGGCCGCAGGTTGGCTACGGACGCTGGAGGCCGCGGTGGGCTACGCCAACACCACACAGGACTTGAGTGTTCTGGATCAGTTCGACATTGACGCTATCCACCGTGACCTGGCCGAGATCAACGCGATGCCACCGTCATGGATGGCGTCGCCGGAACAGGTCGAGCAGAAACGGTCTGAGCGGCAACAGCAGCAGCAGGACCAGCAGATGATCGAGGCCGCGCCGGCAGCGGCGGGCGTAATGAAAGCCTTGGGCGGGGCTGGTTGATGAAGGTTAAGGACTATCTCAGGTCACGCCAACAGTCGTATCGCCAGACGTTCAAGGGGATATTCGGCGAATATGTTCTGCAAGACCTCGCGAAGTTCTGCCGGGCTGACGAAAGCACGTTCCACACCGACGCCCGTATTGAGGGGATTATGCAGGGGCGCCGAGAGGTGTGGCTCCGCATATCGAAGCACCTGAATTTATCTGATGAACAGTTGCACAAATACTTTAACCCTGGAGGAGACACTGAATGAGTGACGAAAATGGGTCCGTTGACGCGGGCAACCCGGAAGCGCCAGCACCGGTCGTGGAAGCACCGGCACCAGCACCAGCCGAAGGCGGCTGGATAGACGGGATCGAGAACCCGGAAACACGGGCGTGGGCCGAGGCCAAGGGTCTACAGAACGGCACGATTGGAAACGTGCTGGGCAGCTATCACAATCTTGAGAAGATGATGGGCGCGGACAAGGCCGGCCGCACAGTTGTGCTGCTGGGCGACGACGCGACACCAGAACAGACAAGCGAGTTCTATGGCCGGTTGGGCCGACCTGAAGAGCCAGCGGGTTATGGCCTTGCGGCGCCCGACGGTGAAGACGGCTCTTTTGCCGAGTGGGCGGGTAACACCTTCCACGAGGCCGGGCTGTCGAACAAACAGAGCGCGTTCCTCGCCGAGAAGTGGCAGGGGTATGTGGGCGACCAGGTGCAATCCACAGCCGACGCTGAAGCCATGAGCGCGGCCGACGCCACTGCTGTACTCCAGAAGGAATGGGGCGCGGCGTATGACCTCAAGATCGCTGGCATCGACGTAGCGGCCAACAAGCTGGGGTTTACAGAAGACCAGCTCTTAGGTCTGCGAGACTCGATGGGGCCGGTTGAGGCGCTGAAGTTCGTGGACAACCTGAACACCCAGATGGGCGACCACACCTACGAGTCTGGTGCGGCTGACACGTCTGGCGTAATGACGCCGGAACAGGCGCAGAACGCCATGAGTGAGTTGACCGGCAACAAGGAGTTTAACGAAGCCTGGATGGACAGAAACCACCCCGGCCACAAGGCGGCGGTTGCGAAGAAGTCTGAACTGTCTCGCCTTATCTCCGGTATTGCCGCATGAAGCAGATCAGGCTGGAGGCGTTGAGGTTGGCGGTAGGTGAGGGCGAGCGGGAGAATACCCTGTCTCGCGCGGAAGCCTTTGTCAACTTCATCGAGAACGGCTATAGTGATAAACCCCCGGCGAGAAAGCGTCGAGTGCGAAACGCCAAACAGGAGACTGACGATGGCTCTGGCCAAACGTAACGCGGTAGACGACACACTTGCGCTTGTTCGCGATGTGGACAAGTTCAAGGACCGCATCGAGCAGTTGGCCAAGGCTGAACGCTCGGCCATGAAGGTGCAGAAGAAGTCCGCCGACAAGTGCAAGGCGCTTGCCATAGAGATGGACGATATGCGCGCCGCCGCACAGCGCGAGGTCAACGACGCCCGCGCGAGAGCTAAATCCGAGATCGCCTCTATCTCTCAGGAGAAAGACGCGGTCATGGAGGAACAGGGCAAGGTTGACCGCAAGCTCAAGGCGCTGGGCAATCGCGAAGACAAACTCGCGCAGGACAAGGCTATCATGGCCAGTGAGCGCGGTATGTTGGACGACGCGGTTAAATCCTTCGACGTGAAGGTCGCCGCGTTCAACGACGCCGTGGCTTCGGCCAGTAACATCGCCGTAGGCTAATCATGGCGACGCCATCGTCACGGAAGAGATCGGCCAACAAGGGTCACCACTTTGATGGCACCCTTGTTACCTACGCTAACGGAACAGAGGGGTTTCGGCAAAACGTCACAGCCGGCGTGGAACCGTTGCTGGCCTTTTCCACAGCCACACTGCTTGGCAATGCCGAGACATACGACAGCGGCATTCTCGACCTTCGCGACTACACGCAGGTCCAGACGGATATCCTTTCCACTGGGGCCAGCGGCACGATCACGATTGACTTTATTCGGGACGAAGCCGGGACGGACGTTCTACGCACCCTGTCGATCCCATACACGGACGGCGACGGCTATTCTATGTTTAGCTCGGTCGCATTTACGCCGTATGTCCGTTATCGGTTTACGACCAGCAGCGCCGGTCAGACCGATTTCTATTTTGATACTAAATTTACGCAGACGGCTCTCTCCGCACAGATACTAGGCGTCAATTCGTTCATTGCTCCCGCGATGGTATCGTCGCTCACCCGCTCTGTTGTGGTGGGCCAGACCGAGGGCGGCGCGTTCAAAAATGTGCCGGTAGACGCTCAGGGCAAGTTCAAAATCAGTCAGCCGCTGACCGCTTTCGGTGAAATTCAGGTCGCCCAGAAAACTCCCGAGGTGCAGTTAAAATTCAGCAACGGCATCCTCACTGATCAGATTGACACGCTGGTCAACAAAACCGGCTCGGCTGTGACCGAGGACGAGGGAACGCTGACTGTGACAGTCGCTGGTGCTGCCGAGGCATTCAGTCAGCTACGGTCACGGGATGTCGTGCGGTACGAACCGGGCGTCGGCGTAGATTGTAAATTTACCGCCGCGTTTTCTGCCGGCCTGGCCGACAGTTCGTTGCTGGCCGGATTGGGCGACGATGATGAGTTCGTTGGCGTCGGCTATGTCGGCACACAGTTCGGCATCTCATATAAATCATTTGGCGAGCTTGAGGTTCGACAGTTGATCTTCACGCAGGGCGGTGACGCTGATGGCGGGACGTTTACGCTGACCGTCGATGGCACGGCCATTACAATCACAGTGCCGGCAGGATCAGCGTCGATTGCTGATGTCGTGGCGCTTTGTCAGGCAGCGTCAGACGATTTTGCAGCAGCCGGTCGGGGCTGGGAAATTCACATCGACGACAGCAAGCGCATCCGTCTCGTGTCGATGGTCGCGGAAGCGGCGGGTGGTGCGTTCACATTTGCTGATGTGGACAGTGGCGTGACGGCAACTGCGGGGTGGACAACGGTTCTGGCTGGCGCGGCACCGGAGACAACATTCGTGGCGCAGACGGATTGGAACGTGGATCCAATGGACGGCACAGGTCCGTCAGGCATGACGCTGGCAGCGGGTGCGGACCTCAACACGCTGACCAATATGGACCCCGCATTCCTGAATGTGTGGGATATCTCTATGCAGTATCTTGGCGCTGGTAATGTCCATGTGTATCTGGAGAGCCGCGTAACGGGCGAGTTTGAGGAGGTTCACCAGTTCAATTTCGCTGGGTCGCGGACGAAGGCGACGTTCCGCAACCCGACGTTCAACACGTCCATCATTGCACAGACAGACGCAGGTTTCTCAGGTGCCGCCCAAACGATCAAGACAAGCTCAATGGCAGGATTTGTCGAAGGCAAGGAGACGACATTCGGTATCCGCAAATCGGTAAAGCAGACGGTCTCGACAAATGGGACAACGGAAGTCTGCGGGTTCGTCATGCACAACGGCGAAACTTTCAGCAACCACCGAAACAAGGTAGTCGTCTACCCCGATTTCCTGTCGCTGATCAACGAATCCACAAGGTCGGTCGCGTTCCGGCTGGTTGCAAACCCAACACACATCGATGCCGGTGCAACGCTGGTGGCAGTGGATGCTGCGAATTCGGTGATTGAGACAGCGGGACCGGGCGGCACTATCCAAGGCGGCGAGGAACTCAGCCCGTTCTCGGTCCCTGCAAATAGCAGCACCAACGTGGACATCAAGCAACTGGATATTAAGATCAGCCCCAAAGACAGTCTGATTATCGCGTTCACGAAAGAGACAGGTGGCACAGATGGTGATGTCACGGTCGGCCTGTCGTGGGTGGAGCGGATTTAAAACACTGTTGCATCTGAACCACTGTTGTATTAATGTTACATAGAGCGCGCCGGTCTATCGGCGTCGAACGGGCCACGCTGACAACCCTCACCGGCCAGCACCGGCTTCATTCGTGGCCCCGCTTCGCGGACAAGCCTTCAGCTTTTTGTTTTAACAGACAGAAGGAAGGCATAATCCAATGTCTAACGAAATCCTCGATTGGTCAGTTATTGACTACAAATCGACGGTCGAGCATCTGCTCCAGCAGCGAGGCTCCAAGCTCCGTATGTGCGTGATGGAAGACTCCTATCACGGCAAATCCGGTGCGGCCGTCAATCAGATTGGTGCTGTCACCGCCCAGGCACGGACGACCCGACACGCCGACACACCGCTTATTGAGACACCCCATGACAAACGCTGGGTTTTTCCCACCGATTACGAGTGGGCCGATCTCATCGACAGCCAGGACAAGCTCCGCATCATCGCCGACCCAACCTCGCCATACGCCATCAACGGCGCTATGTCCCTTGGTCGGGCAATCGACGATCTGATCATCACCGCTGCGACGGCCTCGTCGCTCACTGGTGAAGACGGAACGACCTCAACGGCCTTCCCTGCTGCTCAGACCGCCGCAACTACCTCTGGTGGCCTCACGGTCGCCAAGCTGCGAGAAGCCATGCAGTTGCTTATCGCCGCTGAAGTCGATGTGGACAACGAGCCCCTCTACTGTGCTATCGGCGCACAGCAGCACGACGATCTGCTCGGTGAAACTCAGGCTGTCAGCCTCGACTTCACCAACAAGCCGGTCCTCGTAGACGGTCGCATAAAATCCTTTATGGGCTTCAACTTCATCGACAGCCAGCGTCTGGCGCTGTCGGGCACAGACCGCACAGCAATCTGCTGGGCCAAGTCCGGTCTGCACCTTGGGGTCTGGGGCGATATCAACGCCCAAATCTCAGAACGCGCCGACAAATCTTATTCAACTCAGGTCTACGTCAAAGGCACTTTCGGCGCGACGCGAGTTGAAGAGAAAAAGGTTGTCGCCATTACCTGTTCGGAGGCTTAATCATGGCAACTGTTTACAGTGTCCAAAAGACCAAGTGGGACCAAAACAGTCCCACCACGAACATCAAGCCCAATGAGAACCACGGGCGAGTTCGTATGGCATACGCGCTGTATGAACTCTCCGGGTCGGTTGTGGGCACGGTTGTGGAGATGTTCAATCTCCCCAACGGCGCTCGCATCTTGTCGGGCGAACTCACCAACGACGCGCTGGCGTCGTCCACCACAATTTCGGTGGGTCACACAGCGTATACCGACAGCTCAGGCACTGCTGTTGTGCTCGATGTTGACGAGTTCCTGGCCGCAACTGATACCTCTGGTATCGCGACCACTGATGTTGCCGCCACTTCCGCGCTCGGTAAGAACACGGTTGTGAACGCTGATCAGACCGGCATCCCGATTACGTGTGTTGTCGCTGGCGCTACCGCCACCGGCACCATCGAGTTGGTGATGTATTACGTGGTTGACTAAAGTTCAGGGGGCGGCGCAAGTCGCCCCCCGTCTTTCCAGAATAGGAGGACCACATGCCGACGCATGAACTGGCCTATAAAAGTATCGAAGAACTGACGGAAGACAGCAGCGCGCCAGCAGCCGGCGATTGGCTGGTCCGTTGGGACGACAGCGCCGCTGTCGTAAAGAAGGTTGACGCCACCGATATGGTTGCGGCGCTTGGCGTCACTGCCACCGTGGCTGAACTCAACTTGGCCGCAGATAGCTCCGCCAATGTTGAGATTGTCACAGCCACCAACATCATCACCGCCGCAGAGAGCGGCAAGACGTTCTTCCTCAACAACGCTACAGGCTTCGTCAGCACCCTCCCTGCCATCGCGGCCGGGTTGCGTTTCAAGTTTGTTCTGACGACTGTTCTGTCATCCGGCAATCACACGGTCGTGACCAGCGACGCCTCGAACATCATCGAGGGTAATCTCATGGTCGCGTCAACTGTTGTGCCGGCGGTTAACGAAGACAGCATCAACTTCCTTGTCACCGACGGTGATGTTGGGGATTGGTGTGAAGTTATCTGCGACGGCACGAGTTGGTTTCTCAGCGGTTCTGCCACCACTGCTTCTGGCATGTCCGTAACCGCCACTTAACCCAAGAGCGGGGTCAACATGACCGACTCAGTCAGTATCTGTAACCTCGCTCTACAGCGTGTGGGCGCCAAGACCATCTCCGCGCTCACCGACGACACAACCGCTGGGCGGGCCTGCAATCGTGTTTACGCGCAGGCCCGCGACAGCGAGTTGAGGGCTCACCCCTGGAGCTTCGCCCGCGGGCGAGTGCAGATCGCCGCCGACAGTGTTGACCCGGTGTTCGGGTATGCAAAGCGGTATCTCCTGCCTTCAGATTGGTTGCGTATCCTCCCCACAAACGGTGTGGACTCTACGCCCGTTCAGGACGACTTTCAGATCGAAGGCCGGTATCTCCTGACGGATATGGCGTCGCCGATCAATCTGGTGTATATTAAGCGCGTGACCGACGAAGAGACTTTTGACTCTTTGTTCATCGAACTGCTCATCGCGCGCATCGCAGCCGACGTGTGTGAGAAGGTCACGCAGTCTAATACCAAGAAGGCTGTGGCACGGGAGCACTACATGGATATGAAGAAAGAAGCCCGCCGGGTCAACGCTTTCGAGCGTCCCCCGCAGCAGCCGCCAGAGGACGTGTGGCTGACGGCGCGTCGATAGATGCCTAAAGCCAGCACCATTCAGACCAGCTTCAACGGTGGCGAACTGTCGCCGTTGCTGCATGGGCGCCCTGACCTTGATCGCTACAAGACCGGGCTGCAAAGCTGCCTGAACTTCATCCCGTTGATCCAGGGGCCGGCGGAGCGCCGCCCCGGCACACAGCACATCGTCGAGGTCAAGACCAGCAGCCTGTCTACTCGGATTATAAGGTTCGAGTTTTCGACCACTCAGGCGTATATTATCGAGTTTGGCAACCAGTATTGCCGATTTATCAAGGATACGGCCCAGATCGTCAGTGGCACACCCATAGAGCTTGTCACCACATATCTGACCGCAGACCTGTTCGATCTTAAATACGCGCAGAGCGCGGATACGCTCTACATCACCCACCCCTCATACCCGCCGCGCAAGATCACACGCACGTCCGACACCGCGTGGACGATCACGGACATCACGTTTCAGGACGGACCGTTTCTCAACACCAACACCACGGCCACGACGTTGGGCCTGTCCGGCACAACCGGGTCGGTAACAGTCACTGCTTCTGCCATAACTGGCATCAATTCGGACACCGGTTTCCAGACAACTGACGTTGGCCGACAGATACGCTGGGAAGACGCGGCAGGTAACTGGACCTATTTAACCATCACGGCGCGCGCCAGCACCACCAGTGTGACGGCTGACATCGACGGACCCGATGCATCGGCCACAACTGCGACGGTTGTGTGGCGCCTGGGTGTGTGGTCTGAGACTACCGGCTACCCCGCCGCAGTGACGTTCCACCAGAACAGGCTGGTATTTGCCGGGCCGACCGATAACCCGCAGCGTATTGATATGAGCCGCACGGGTGACTTTGAGAATTTCGCGCCCACTGAGGCGGATGGCACGGTGGTTGACGATAACGGGGTGACTGACACTCTGTCGGCCGACACGGTCAACGTGATCCGATGGTTGGCTGACGACGAAAAAGGGCTTCTGTCTGGCACGGTCGGCGGCGAGTGGGTGACGCGCTCGTCCACAGCCGGCGACGTTGTGACACCGTCCAACGTGCAGAGTAAGCGGTCGTCGGCGTTTGGCAGCGGTAATCTACAGCCCACGCGCGCGGGACGCGCTCTGCTGTTTGTCCAGCGCGCGCTGCGTAAAGTGCGCGAGATGTCCTACGTCTTTCAGGACGACGGCTTCGTGTCGCCCGACCTGACGCTGATATCAGAGCACGTCACACAAACCGGCATTATTGATATGGCCTACCAGCCAGAGCCGCAGAGCTTGCTGTGGATGTGCCTCACAGACGGCACCCTGCTGTCGCTGACGTATGACCGGGAACAGAAGGTCGCCGGGTGGAGCCGACACGTCGTGGGGGGCACCAGCGACGCCGCTGGCACCCAAGCTAAGGTCGAGAGTGTGGCGGTCATACCTAACACGGCGGGCACGGCTGACGAGCTGTATGTGGTGGTCAAACGCTACATCAACGGCGCGACCGTCAGGTTCATTGAGTATCTGAAGCCCCACTGGTCCGACGCCAACGACAGCGAGGATGCCTTCTTTGTGGACAGCGGCCTGTCGCTGGACTCCGCGATTACCGTCACTGGTGTCACCGCTGCTGACCCCGGTGTTGTTACCGCGGCGTCGCACAGTATCTCAGATGGCTCCGAGGTCCGGTTCACTGATGTGAAAGGTATGACACAACTCAACAAGGTGTCATACAAGATGGGGCAAAGTGCTACAAACACATTCGAGCTTTTCGCGAACCAGCCTATCGCGCCGGTTATCACCGCGGCGACGAAGGCGAACCCGGTTGTTATCACATCGGTAGCACATGGCCTGTCTGACAGCGACGAGATTATGATCGTTGACGCGGGCGGCATGACCGAGATCAACGGGCTGGGCTTCACCGTCGCTAACAAGACCGCTGATACGTTCGAGCTTTCAGGGATCAACGGCACCGGCTATACGACATACACATCAGGTGGCCGCATACACCACGCGGTTGACACATCGGACACCGACAACTTCAGCGCCTACGTGTCTGACGGTAAGGTCCGAGTGCGGTCCTCCACTATCTCAGGGCTGACCCATCTTGAGGGCGAGACGGTTCAGGTGTTGGCCGAGGGGGCGACGCACCCCGATGTTGTTGTGGCATCAGGTGCGGTTACACTTAACCGCAAGGCGTCGAAGGCCCACGTCGGACTGACCTACACGTCGAATTTCGAGATGCTTCGCATTGAGGCCGGCAGCGCCGACGGGACCGCGCAGGGTAAATTCCAGCGTGTCCACCATCTTGTCGTTCGATTTTGGCAAACGCTTGGCGGTGGCATTGGGCCAGATGTAAGCAATCTCGATAATATCGTGCTTCGCGAGGGCGGCGATCCGATGGATACCGCAGTCGCCCTGTTCTCTGGCGACTACGAGACAGATTGGGACAGCGAATACGGCAATGACAACCACATATTTATTCAGCAGACACAACCGCTTCCAATGACTATCCTAGCTGTGATGCCACAACTTCATACGCAGGATAGCTGATGCTCACGTTCATCCCCTTCCAGGCAGCGCATTTAGCGGCGATCAAACTACAGGGCGCGCAAGGCTACCTGTCGGATTGGGTCACGTATGAACAGGCCGCTGCGCTTGTGGAACACCACAGCTCCACGGCCATGACTGACGACGGCGAGCCGGTGGCCGCGGCGGGTATTATCCCGATGTGGCAAGGCCGGTCGATGGTGTGGGCGTTTCTGTCGGACCTTGGCCCGGCCAACTTCCTGTGCGTCCACCGAGAGGTCAAACGCTTCCTCGACGGTTGCTACACCCAGCGCATCGAGATGACTGTTGATTGTGACCACAAAGAGGCGCATCGGTGGGCCGGTATGCTAGGCTTCAAACTGGAGGCCACACGTATGCGAGCCTACGCGCCAGACGGTCACGACTGTGCATTATACGCGAGGGTATTATGACGGGCGCTGAAGTTATGCTCGCAGTTCAGATAGCCAGTGCGGCTGCGGCGGCTGCGGGTGCTATGCAACAGGCCAAGGCTGCGTCCGACGCGGCGAACTTCAACGCTCAGGTGGCCAACAACAACGCCATCGCCACGCGCGCAGCAGCAGCCGAGAACGCCAAGCGCGAAGGTCGTGCCGGCGACAAACGCATGGGCGCCATACGCGCGCGCGGCGGCATGGACCAGATGGACCTGTTGGTTGACAGCGCGATGGAAGAAGAGCTGGGGATACAGTCGATACTACACGCGGGTGAGCTTCAGGCTACCGGCTTCGCTAACACGGCGTTGCTGGACACAGCCAGCGCACGTAACGCTCGCGCTTCCGGCAACATAACCGCCGCCTCAACACTGCTATCCGGCGCCGCGAGCGCAGGGGGCGATTTCCTCGACCGGCAACCGGCCGGCGGCACGACACCTAGCCCATTACGCTTTGAGGGCCGCGGGCGATAAGGACGAATGACGTATGGCAACCTTTAGCACATATGACGCACCAGCCAACGTAACCGGGGCTGTCGGTGGGCGCCGTGCGTCTGCGGCTGATTTCGGGCCTGACGTGTCAAGCGCGGGCGCAGGGTTGCAACAACTGGCCGAGACGCTGCGCGTTCGTGAGGATAAACGCAGCATCACCCAGGCCCGTGTTGGCCTCAACGACTTCGAGGTCGCCTTCACGGCTGATGCTCAACGTATAGCGAGTGAAGCTCCGGAGGGGGCGCCAAATCTTCCTGCCGACACCTTGGCTGAGTTTGACTCCCGCATGGCTGATTTTAACGCGGGCCTTAACAACATACAGAAGGATAGCGTGGGGCCGCGGCAAGGAGTCTTGCGGGCCGCTTTTGCTAAAAGTGCTTTAGAAACACAGGCAGCTTCTGTAGTGCGGTTGGACATAAGAAACGTTGGCAAGTTACAAATATTTCACGGCCAGCGGGTATACGGCGGGCTGGACCCCCGTGAAGCCATGGCTGAGTTTGCGGCAGATTTGAGCGACACCACGTCATCTGCTGAATTGACAGCAGCAACCTTAGAAGCTGCTGAACCAGTCTTTATAGACCAATATCTCGCCGGTATGACTGTGCGGCCCGAAGTTGGGATCGAAGCACTCGACAGTGGCATGTTAGATTGGGTGCCAGCCGACCGGCGAGACACCTTCAGAAAGGCTTTGGAGGATCGACAAGACCACCTTGAAGCCCGCGCAGCGCGCACAGGCACCCCCGCAATACTCGCGCGTGTGGAGGGGGATGTGACGACGTGGTTGGGCGAAACACTGCCAGGCTTAAAGGTGGATGCTGCCGCAGATGGTGAGGGTTATCCCGAGCAGGTTGCTCAGTCACTTGACGAAATGTTTGCGAAGACCACCGAGGGTATGTCCGAGATGGAACTGGCGCGCGTTCAGCCGACGCTGACACAGCGCCGACGTGAATTGATGGCCATAGCTGAAGCCCACGCGACCACGTTAGCAACCGCCGCCACAGCGCGTGATGTAGATAGGGTCGAGCGCGCGTTGTTAGACCGCGCAGCCACCGGGCAAACGCCGCCAGAGGAGGTTAAGGCAGAATACGCAATGATGTTGGCCGCTGATAAAAAACTATCCGACGGCGAGCGAGCGAAGAAATCTGCTGCTTTTGAAGGCAAGTTGCGATCAGCCCTTATCTCGGGAATTGAGAGCCGACCAGACGCACGACAGTCGCTCATTGATTTGAATAACGGCAAGTATAACTCGGCGCTAACACAGTCTGAACGAGATGAATTACGTCCGAAACTCGTGGCTAAAGTGGTGAAGCAGGACAAGGTCCAAAAGACCGAAGACCTGGCCAGCTGGATTATCAATTCCGGGGACGCGGCTGACCGAGTGTTTGCTGGGCGTATAGACGCCCGCGAGTTGCAGAGTATGTTCGAAGACCCTGCCGACCCGGTCCTCACTTCTTTGCTTAAAACACTGAGACAACAGACGACACCACTCAGGACACCGGAGCAGATCGCCGTGCGCGAAGGCGAGATTTTTAATATGTATTCCGAGCTTGGGGTATCCAGAGACAACGGCCAATATAAAACGGAAGAAGGGCTTCGGAAGTTGGCTGACTTTTATGAGTTCGCAACCCAGTCGGTCGCGGATGGTTTCGCCTCCCGCGCAGGAACGCAGAGTTACCTGAACCGCGTCCGCGCGCTGATGCCCAGCGCGCTGGAGGCGCAGGGCGGCACCGGGTGGTTGGGTGAGCACACTTTTGAGGACACACCTTTTGATCACCTAGTATCTCAGGTCAGAAGCCAGGTCACAGTTGCGGGGTCACAAACAGCGGTTGTTGTCCGGGTGAACACCCAACTGCGCGAGGCGGAAGCAGCGGGCACCCCCATTGATCCCCAAACCATAGGCGACCTCGTTGACCAGGCGTGGCGGGCCGAGTTGGCCGATCACGGATACATAATACCGCCCGACAAACCCATACCAACCGGCTCGATCCGCGCGACTGATGGCCGGTTGATCCACACGAATGCGGTTGGTGGTCAAGTTAAGCCACAACAGCCAAAGACAATAGACGAAGTGTCGGTAGGCACGGTGGTATACGTAGATGGCAACCCTTTTGTGAAAACTTTGGATAATAATGGTGAAGTTAAATTTGTCTATCTGACACCAGAACAGGCCGCCAAGCGCCGCGGGGAGAACCCTAATGAGCCGCCCCTCGTGCCAACAGACGCCCCCGTGGAGAACACTAATGAGCCGCCCCGCAAACCCGTGGACGTAGAGCCCAAAACCGAAGACCCGTGGCTGATTGATCCAGAGAGTGGTGCTTAATCATGGCTGAACTCGCACAGACCCTGAACGAAGAAGAAGAAGAAGAAGCACAGGCCGCCGCCGTCGCGGACATCCCACAGTCGCCTGAAGACGACACACCTACGTGGGATGGAACCGGCGAGTTTACCTACGACGAGGAACCTGTCGAGGAACCCGCGGCTACACCTACGTGGGACGGCGGCGGCGAATTTCAACTCGAAAGCACCGAGCCCCACACAGTTGCTATGCCCGATGGACAAGTGGTCGAACTGCCGGAGGGCGGGCTGGGGCGACTTATCAACATCTTCGACAGGAGCTATGATAAGGGGTCGGCCCAGTATCAGGCGTCCGTAGTTGGCTACCAAATTCTTCAACGTGGCGCGGCAAATGCAGACCCAAAACTTGAGGCCAGATACGCCCAACTTATGACGGAGTCGTCGGGTGTCATCCCCGCGGAGGGTTGGTGGGAGGAGAGTATCGGCGCCGCCGCCTCACAACTCCCTCAATTGTCCGCTATGGCCGGCAACATGGCCAAGCGCGGACTTGAAGGCGGGCTCGTTGGTTTGCTGACCGGCTTGATGCCGGTCGACCCAAGGAGAGTTGGAGTTAAAGGTGTGCCCACAATGGCCCGCCGGGCATTAGCAGGCGTATCGGCGGGCTCGTTGGTGGGGGGCGCGGAAAGCAACTTCTATCAAGCATCCGCAAACGCCTACATGGAGATACGTGAGATAAAAGACACCAACGGCGTTAAGGTAAACGACAAAGCAGCCCAGCTCATGGCCTACGCTGCCGGCGCCGCCAGCGCAGGGTTGGAGTTCATCCCGCTTGGCGTATTGTTCAAAATGGTCCCCGGCAGTAAGCAAATGTTTGCAAACGCTGGCCTCCGTATGGCTGGCAGCCTGATGCTCCCGAAGACAAAAAAGGCCGCCGTTAATTTTCTCATAAATTTAAGTGCTTTGAGTGCTGCCGAGGTGAGCACCGAGGTAGCGCAGGAGGCAGTCGTCATTGGCGCGGGCGAGGTGGCAAAAATGCTGAGTCCTGAAGACAACTTTGAAAGTGTCGCCGCGAAATACCTGTGGGATCGTTTGGCCCAAACGGCTGAAGAGGCGGCTAAGGTTACGACTATTCTCGGGCCGTTGGCTTCGGCTCCAAGATTGGCTACCGACTTTGTGACGCCGATAGAGCTTGATGTTGTTCCTGACGATCCACAGGCTACCGCAGTGCGCCACGTCTCCATAGTCGAGGTTGACACGTTGGCCCAGAAGATCGCCGACGCACCTATATCAGAGGACTTAGAGACCTACGATGTAGGGCCGCTGTCACCGCAGGAGCGCGAGGCTATGGAGTTTGCGGGGTTGGAAGTTACCCCCGAAGGCCAGATGCCCGCCAAAGTCGCGGAGTTGTTTGCGGGCGAGAGAGCGCGCCGCATGGCTCTACTAACTGAACGGGCTTCAGCGTCGCAGACACAGACCGAAAAGGATGAGGCATCCGCCCTGCGTAAAGTTGCCCGCGGGGCGATCCGTAAACTGGATAACACTATTAAAAATCTGGATGTTCAGGTTGACGACACACTGACGATTATCGCGGAGCGCGAGGCGCAAGGTAAGCCCGTAAAATCACAGAAGAACAAGATCAACCGACTGCTCAATGCGCGGGAGAAGCTCGACGAAGAGCGCGCCGGGCTGCTGACTGACGAAACCCCGGTGGGTGATCGGTTGAGCCAGGCTCGTCAGGCGTTGGACAACGACATCGAGTTGAAGGGCACCGAGCTATTCAAAGCGGAACAACGTTTGCAGGTCGCGAAAGAGCGCGCGTTCAACAAAGGGTTGAAGGACGGTTCGAGATTGGCGCGCACAGATACAAAGGCGGCGCAAGAGGCCGTCATCGAGATGCTGGAGAGTGAAGCCACCGACCCTGATGTGAAGTTGCCGTCGAAGAAGCCGCGCACCAAGAAAGAAAACATTAGCAAGAAGGCCAAGCGCAAAGAGGGCCGACTGTTTAAGTTGAGCGACACAGCCAAGGCCAAGTTTATCAAGCGGCTCAAGAACGTGCAGGGCGCCGAGCAGTTCAACAAGGTTATGGACGACCTTCAGTCCGCTATTAACGTCGCTGTAACAAAGGAGCGGCGCAAGGTTGCCTTGAAGAAGCTGGACAAAGAATTGAGGTCGTCCGGCGTCAAAAAACGCAAGGGTAGGTTTGGCCCCGAGGCCCAGGCCGACCTGGACGGTATGGCTAAAAACTACCTGAACATGACCGCGGAGAAGGCACGGGAGGCGCTGGCTAAACTACCGCCGCAAAAAACCTCGCATGAACGATTGATAAAAGGGATGTTGACCTTACGGGCGGACCCTGAGTCTTTCAGCGCCCAGCAGATCGAGGACATATTACTGCGCGTCATCCAGACAAAAGCCGAGGGTAGACAGAGCATGAAGGACGGCCGCAGCAGGGCGGATAAGCAGGTTGACGACACAAAAGCCGAGCTTTTGGACCAGATGGGCGAGGGGAGGGACGAGTCGGACAAAGGCCGTAATATTCGAGAGTTCTTCGCTGCGGTTGAAGTAGTCTCGTTTTTGGGGTTGAGCGGGTCGTGGCGCGTCAAGATGCGGCGCATACTTAGAACGTCTGACGGCTCTCGCGCACAGGCGCTTATAGACAAGCTGGGATTGTTCGCAGAAACGCGAGTGTTCAACGCCGGTAAGGTCGACATGACGCAAAAGTTCAGCGATATGGCAACCGCTGCGCTGGGGCTTGGATCGGAGCGCCAGTTGCGGAAGAAGCTCGCCAAAGACGAGGTAGAAAAATTAAATCTAGGTAAGTTCAGACATGAAAATGGTGAGTTCAAAACACTGGACGTGAGAACCCGCGCGCAAGCCCGAGCGCGGGTGATGCAGATGCGCGATCCAGACTTGGAGAAGAGCTACCGCGATGCAAAGGGTAACGGCTACACGGATGATATAATAGCCGCCATAGAGGGCGCGCTGGACGAGTCGGATTACCAGTTGATCGAGGTGCAGGTGGAGTTTTACGAAGCCTACTACGAGCGCATTAACCAAGTATATGAACGGATGAATGGCTTCTCGCTGCCAAAACTCGTGCAATATAGCCCGATACGGCGCGAGAACGTGGATTTTGTCCAGAACGAGTTTTTTGAGTCTATACATTACCAAGGTTCTGTCGCACCGGGCAGCCTCAAGTCGCGTGAACCTAGTGTCCGGCGCACAGTTTCCACGGGCGACTTTACCACTCTTCAATCTCACATCATGGAGATGGAATACTATATTGCGTATGCCGAGAAGGTCCAGTTTATCTCCAGTGTTATGCGGTCGCCCGAAGTGCAGAACCGCATCGACGACGTGTTCGGCAAGATGATACGGACTACAATAAATCAGGACTTGGACTTCTTCCAAAGGAAAGGAGGCCGAGACTCGTGGGCTGTGGAGAAGCTGAGTGCAACGCTGTTGAGAAACTTTACGTTCGCGCAGCTTGGGTTCAAACCGCAGATTGGATTGAAACAGTTGGCGTCGATGTCGATATACGCGCAGGACGTTAGCACGGTGGATTTCGTCCTCGGGATGGCGGAGTTTGCCAAAAACCCCCGCGCCGCGCTGAAAGTCTTGGCCGAGAGTGAGCAGTTCGCTACTCGGGGTATGAACATAGACAAGGACTTCGAGGCTCTTCTGAGCGACAAATCAATGCTGAACCTAGTCGGTAAGAACCCTGGTCTTGCCAAGGTTATCATGGTTCCCATTCGGTATGGCGATAAGGGGGCTATCGCTCTCGGTGGTTACGCGCACTACCACGCCATGATGAAGAAGAACGGCGGCAACCACAAGGCTGCGCTCGACTCGTTCGACCGCATGACCGTTGATACTCAGCAGTCAAACGATATTGACCAACTGTCTGTGCTCCAACGGTCCAGCCCGTTGCTGCGTGTCCTGTCGCAGTTTATGTCTTCAGCCAACGCCTTGGCCCGCTCTGAGTATAGCGCCGTGCTCGATATGAGATCGAAGCGTATAAACAAAAGAGAATTTGCCAAGCGGCTGTTCATCCTGCATTTCCTTATACCCAACACCATACAGTATATAGCTAACGGGTTTACTTGGGACACCGAAGACCAATTGAGAGCCTCGCTAGTGGGGGCGCTCAACGGCGTGTTTGTCTTCGGTGACTTGGTTGATGCGGCGGCGCGGTTCGCTACGGGTGGAGTAGAAGATGTCAACGATATCGGGGTGCGCCACCAGTTTGAGTTCTTCGAGGATATTGTAAAACTTATGGAAGAGTTGACCGACGACGACATCAGCTTCGAGGATTGGGAGGACGCCATGCGCGTATTAGACCCTGCGGGTAACGTGGTTGGCGCGTTAACGGGCATCCCGTTAACCACCGTAATCAACGAGTTCCGGGGCTTAACGGATATCGGGCGCACCAGACGTGAAGGTGACGCGCGAGCCGCCGGTATGCGTATACTGGGCTACGCGGACTTCGCCGTTAAAAAGGTGCAGGAAAGATAAGGTGCTGGATCAATGACCGCCATTCGTGGTAAGCTTAGACAACCGCAAGGAAGTGTGTAAATGACTGTCACTACAACCACGACCCGCACAAGCTCTGCCGGCGACGGTATCGTTACGGCGTTCAGCTTCCCATACAAGTTCTTTGCGAACGATGATCTAACCGTAATCCTCGTGGTGGACGCCACCAACGTGGAGACGACGCAGACCATCACGACAGAATATACCGTGGCGGGTGCCGGCGTAGAAGCCGGCGGCACCGTCACGATGGTGACAGCTCCAGCGTCAGGTGAGACGCTGGTGATCTTGCGCGAGGAGCAGTTCACACAGGGGCTTGACCTGGTCGAGAACGATCCGTTCCCCTCCGCGCTGGTCGAACAGCAATTAGACACGCTGACCATGTTGGCGCAGCAGACCGACACACAGGTTGGCCGCTCACTCAGGTTTGTTGAGGGTTATACCGGTAGCGTCGATCCTCGTATGCCCGCGCCTGTAGCCGGCGCGTTTCTAACGTGGAACTCCACGGGCACTGCCGTCACAACATCTACGGACACCGCTACCCAATGGCTAGGGGGTAACGGCACAGAAAGTCTGCCGTATTACTCCTTCACCTCAGACCCAAATTCGGGGTTCTACCGGGTTGGCGCAGACAATATTGGTCTGACACTTGGTGGGACTAAGCGCGTTGATTTTGGTGCCGCGACTACAGGGTTCACGGGCGAAGTAACCGCCACGGGTTTCACCGGCACGTTGGACGGCACGCTGGGTGGAGGGACACCCGCCGCAGCCACCGTCACAAACCTGACATCGGGCGGCAATATTGTCTCAGATACAGACAGCACAGACGATCTCGGGACAACCGGGGTTCGGTGGCGCAAACTGTGGGTTGACGACATCCAGACGACGGCTGACGCGGACATAGCGGGCGATCTTACAGTCACCGGCAATCTTACGATTAACGGCACAACGGTCACAAACGACGCCACGAACACAGTAATCAAAGACCCCTTGATCGAGTTAAACACCGGGGCCGCCAGTAATGCCAATGACCTCGGGCTCGTCATGGAGCGCGGCTCTACCGGTAATAATGCCTTTATGGGCTGGGATGAAAGCGCCGACAAGTTCGCGTTTGGCACCACCACAGCCACTGGCTCTTCGACCGGGAACATCACCTACGCTGACGCGCAGATTCTCGCAGAGGGCGCGACATTCTCCGGCACCTCTTCAGACTTGGGAACCGTCACGACCGTTGACATCAACGGTGGCACGGTGGACGGTGCGGTGATCGGCGGAGCGGCGGCTGCGGCGATAACGGGCACCACGATAACCGCCAGCACATCTCTCGCTCTAGCATCCGGCGCGACGATCACGGGTTTCGCTGACGAGGACACGATGTCCTCCGATAGCGCCACGCTTGGCGTCACACAACAGAGCGCCAAGGCGTATGTGGACTCAAGCGTCAAAGCCCCAGGCGTTCAGATGCTGTGGGAAACCACGACCACTGACACTGATCAGGGCGCAGGCAAGGTGTGGGCGAACAACGCCACGCTGGCGAGCGCCACGGTATTGTATTTTGATGATGACGTCGGCGAGCACATACTCCAAGGTGGCAGTGACCCATGTGGCCACGTTTGGGACTTTGGTTGATGGCGATACCATTGGCGTCATCTTTTCATTCTCTGGGGATAATGGTGCTGGCACTGGAGATGTGTCTGGCCCGGCGTCTGCGACGGATAGTGCCATCGCGCTGTTCGATGGTGCTGACGGCAAAACGCTCAAAGATTCCACCTACACAATTACGGCGGCGGGCGCAGCCCTGTTGGACGACGCGACAGCGGCTGACCAGCGCACGACCTTGGGTGCAGCCGCGTCAGGGTCAAACTCCGACATCACCGCGCTGACCGGTCTGACCACTGATCTATCGGTGGCGCAGGGCGGCACGGGGGCATCAACCCATACTGCCAATAGCGTTCTGGTAGGTGCTGGCACATCAGCGATCACATCTGTGGCCCCATCGACCAGCGGCAACGTCCTGACATCTAATGGGACATCGTGGACCTCTGCTGCGGCTGGGGGTATTTTTTCCGCTGAATACATATCGACGGGGCAGACCTTTACGGCTGATAGTGTTTTGACACTGGCACATAGTCTGGGTGCGAGGCCTTCTGTTGTAGAGCTTTGGCTAAAGTGTGGAACCGCAGACAAGGGTTATGCCATCGGGGACTTCATCAGCTACCCGCAGGACACGGCAGGGATTGATGCTGGCTTCGTCCTTCAGGTGGACGGAACGAATATCGAGTTGATCACAGGGTCAAACATACGAGCATTGGACCAGTCCACATTTAATGAGGTTAGCCTCACAACATCGAGCTGGACCATTTACGTGGTCGCGTATCTCGGAGGGACGGTAAGCTAATGGTTGAAGTCACAAAACATTACCGGGACGAGCACGGTAACCATATCGGAGCCTTTGTATTCTCCGGTGTTGGGCAGCATCCAGATGTCCCCGCAGGGGCGATAGAGTGTCCCGCACCTCCAAGCGGAAAAGCTAAATGGGTTAATGGGGAGTGGGATTATACACCGCCTTACGACCCTGTTAGAATGAGAATGTATGAGGAAGCCGGCATCACTGATGCTGGCCGCATTGATGCCTTGTGGGACGCAATCATGGAAACTGATACTACTAAAGCTGACGCATTAAAGGTGGCACGCGATGCCGTCCGTGCTGATCCTCTCTTTCCAGTAAAGGCAGTCTAATGCGCTGGCTGGCGGTAGCTGTAGCACTGGCCGGTTTACTGGCCGCTCGGCCCACGTTGGGCGCAGACTGCTACACACCAGCAGAGATCGACGGGGCGATGTCAGTGGTCCACCCGGCGTTTAGCGACCGTGTGGTCTACGACGGCGTTCAGGGCGCTACACTTATCGCCGTGTGGAATGACGGTATGAACCGCCCCAAGGTAGACGCCGACACATTTATTGCTTACACGATGGGGCAATCTACGTTAGTGTGGGCCTTCAAAGACAACTGCCGAGTGTGGGCCGTGGATAACCAACCTTTGTTTATGCCGACACAGTTTCTCGGTGCGCTGATAACCGCCGCAGAGCGGCGCATGGATACTCAGTCGTGAGCGACGAGCTACTGACCAAGTTGATCGCGTCATCCGCCCGTATCGAAGAGCGGGTGGACAACGTGCGGGAGGATGTGGGCTACATGAAAGGTAAGATCGACAAGCTCCAGCACGACGCCATCGTTGGCAAGACCAAGGTGGCCTTTATGAGTGGCGGTCTGGCAGTTGTTGTCAGCGCCGTCGGGGCATGGGTAGCCTCCGCGATGCGGGTTTGACGGCTTGAGAATAGCCGACGTTACAAAATCACTTATTGCTGAAGAGGGGCTACGGCTCAAGCCCTACCGTGACACGGTGGGCAAGCTCACCATAGGCGTCGGCCGCAACCTCGACGACGTGGGCATCACAGAGGATGAAGCTCTCGCTCTGTTGGAAAACGATATTGACCACGTCGCCCGGTCACTGGACGCCCTACTGTCCTGGTGGTCACGGCTGTCACAAGACCGACAGAACGTGCTCGTGGAGATGGGCTTCCAGCTTGGCGTCGCCGGGCTGCTGAATTTCAAAAACTTTTTACTGGCTCTGGAGATGGGAGATTACGAAGGCGCGAAAGACGAAATGCTGGACAGCAAGTGGGCACGTCAGACCCCTGACCGTGCGGCGCGTCTGGCTGAACGCATGAGAGGATGACACATGGACGTAGTCGGACTACGACCCTACGCCACCCCCCGACAACTCGAAATACTTGAGGCAATAGCGAGCACCGGCAGCAAGAGACAGGCGGCGCTGGCGCTTAAGATATCCAGACCTAACGTGCAGGAGGCTGTGCGCGCGGTCGAAACAAAGGCGGCGAAGCAAGGCTACGCCCCTGAGCACGACCTTACCCACACAATACCCGATGGACAGAAGCTCCGCGGCGTCTCGACCTACTACAACGCCGACGGCAAGGTCCAAGGCCAGTGGGTCAAGTCGGCCGAAGATAAAGAGCGGATGCTCGAACTCTACCGCGAGGCGATAGCGGGCCTCGTGTCGAACGTGGAAGCGATGAAGCGCATCGCCAAGCCCAGCAAGTGTGAAGACCTGCTGGTTGGCTACCCCATAAGCGACCACCACTTCGGTATGCTGTCGTGGCACGAGGAGACAGACCACGACTACGATCTCGACATCGCCAGCCAGATGCTCGCCGGCGCGATGGATCACCTGGTTGACCGGGCACCCAAGTCAAAGAAAGCCCTGATCGGTGTGCTAGGCGACTACTTCCATTACGACAGTTTCGAGAGCGTCACGCCGCGCGGTCGTAACCAGTTGGACAGCGACACGCGGTTCCCGCGCATGATCCGCGCCGGGCTACAGGGGTTGATCCACCAGATCGCCCGCGCGCTGGAGAACCATCAGGAGGTCGAGGTCATAATCGAACTCGGCAACCATGACCCCGCGTCAGCTATCTGGCTGATGCTCTCGCTGCAACAGATATTCAGCTACAACCCACGTGTGACGATCAACAGCTCACCAAAGAATTTCCACTACTATCGCCACGGCAAGACGCTCATAGGTGTGCATCATGGGCACGGCCCCAAGATGGCTGACCTGCCGCTGATCATGGCGACCGACCGCCCCGCGGATTGGGGTTTGACAGAGAACCGCTACTGGTGGAGCGGCCACGTCCACCACGACCAGATGAAAGACATACAGGGGGTGAAAGTTGAGAGTTTTCGAATCTTGGCACCAGGCGATGCTTGGGCGAATAGCAAGGGGTATCGCTCGAAGCAGAGCATGGTATCAATTACATACGACCCGGATTACGGTGAAGTCGCTAGAAATTCTGTTTCGGGTGCGATGTTTTTTAGTCAGGGCCGAAGCAAACGAAAGCGTGGAGGCTAACACCACTGTGGTCCGCTGGCTGAAACATGGCGACCCTCTACCGCGCGGCTGGCGACCTACACCGGGACAGCACCGGCACCACTTGAGATACAGCGTTCTGATCGAGCGCATACAGGAGGACTAATTATGAGCATACTCGGAACACTACTGGGCGGCGGGCTGACATCACCGATTGAGGCCGTCGGTAAGGTCGTGGACAGTCTGTTCACGTCTGACGAGGAGCGGCTGGACAAACAAGCCATGCTCGCGCGGCTCGCGCAGAACCCGGCCAAGTGGCAGACGCACATCAACTCTATTGAGGCCAGCCACCGCTCGGTGTTCGTCGCGGGCTGGCGCCCGATGGTCGGTTGGGTGTGCGCGGTGTCACTGCTCTACAATTTTGTCCTGCTCAACCTGCTAGGCTGGGCGTTCTCCATCTGGGCACCGCTCATGGTTGCGCCGCCGGCGATACAGATGGAACATCTCATCACGATCCTGTTGGGTATGCTCGGCCTGGGTGGTCTTCGGACGGCTGAGAAGTTACGGGGTGCTGCGAAGTAGCGCCATCAAATTATACTCCCAGGAACGCACTCCAAAAGCGTGTTGCCGTGTTCTGTTAGCCGCCACCAGAGGAGCTGGCAGTCGGTGAGGTGCTCGGTAAAGAGCCAGCGGTCAAGTGCGAGTATGAAATATCCGGCCATCACGCGGCCCCTCCTGTTAAATGTTTCACGAATGTTTCCATCCACCGGGCGTTGCCTTCGACTCGTGCTACCACAACATCGTCCAGCGTATCCTCACAGATCAGCGTTGTCACCTC